TTGGCAGCGTATCGTTTGCGTTTATATTCCCGCGCCTTCTCGGGATTGGCAGCGCACCACTTGCGGTTATATTCCCGCACCTTCTCGGGATTGGCAGCGTATCGTTTGCGTTTATATTCCCGCGCCTTCTCGGGATTGGCAGCGCGCCACTTGCGGTTCCTTTCCGCATTGCATTGTTTGCAAGTATGGCTATAACCTAATGCGCATGTCTTATCTTTTACAAACTCGCTCAACGGCTTTTCCTGCCCGCATTTGCGGCAGACGCGGGTAATGTCATCCATAATTTCTTACTTTTAGGGGTTATTCGTAGATAGGACGCCAGCCGACAATACTACTATGGCGGTAATACTATTGCGACGCAGGGAGGATTAGAACAGCCGCCCCTGAACATTATCATCCGGACGCCTCACAGCATCCGCCCACCGCTCGTGTACGAACATCTTTTCTACGCGTTTTATCGTTTTTGATGATGAATAGGTGCATGCTTTGTCAATACTCGCAAAGCATATAAAGTCGTCCGGCATGGAATATTCCGAAACGAACACCGGGAATTCCATGCTCCGCAGCCATCTATAAAATCGTTCATGGTCGAAATCGTCGATATACCCCGTCGTGTTAGCATACGGCGGGTCGCAGTATACCGTCGCGCCCGGCGGTATAGCAACATCGCTGTAATCCTTTCGGGACAGTTTCAGTCTTTCCAGACTTTGCAGACTTTCCAGTCTTTCCAGTCTTTGCAGTCTTTGCAGTCTTTGCAGACTTTCCAGACTTTGCAGACTTCCCAGACTTTGCAGACTTTGCAGTCTTTCCAGACTTTGCAGACTTTCGTTTAAGGACGCCCACGGAATAGTTAACGCCGGTAAAATTTCTTGCAACTTCTCGTATTGTTCAGAGGTTGGCAACATCCATTGAGATTCGCCAAAATAATGCCTACTCATATAATTCCCAAGGTGTCGGTCGACATCTTTTTGCGTAAGACCGGATAATTTCAGGGCGTTCTGTAAATATTTTCGCAAATACGCTGATTTAACCCGAAAAACATCTGTATGTATCGCCTTTGTATTCAATGTGCCGTCCGCATTGTATTGAGGTGCCACGTCGCACGCTGCGCACAACTTCAGCACCTTTTGCGTCAGCTCTCCTATTTCATCACGGACTTTTGCAAATTCCCGGACAAATCCTTTCCATGCCAACCGCGCGCTCGTGGGCGTTCCCGCGAAAAATACCGCGTGCAGGTGATTCTTGAACCGCTCAACCTCCGGATCATATAGATATGTCTGCATACCAGTCCCAAAGCTCCAGCAAAGACGCACGTAGGGGTCGTCATCTTTGAGACGGAAGAAATCCTCCCGACTGATCCATCGACATTCATTCCGGTATTTCCCATCGATGGCATCACGGAAGACTTGGGGATATTCCGTAATATCGTTTGCAATGAAACGTCCGAATTTACCAGACAATATGGCAGCGTGAGTTACCGCACATCCTCCGGCGAACAAATCCACGAACGTATGCGACGCGGGAAGATTCGAAATAACCCATTTCGCAATACTATTCTTAGAACCCTTATAAGGTAATCCGTAATTCATAACTAATCTAAATGCGTTGCCATCCTCCGCGCCCTCTCGGCATTTTTGAGGTAGCGCGCCTTGTATTTCTCATTGGCTTTCTCCGGAGGAACCAAGACTACCGTGTTTCTATCGAGCCGTAAGGGCACGAGACCCTTTTCTTTAAGCTCATTGATATAACTCTGCATATAATAGATGATTGTTTATTTCAAAAAATGCGGGGGACTTACGACGATCCCCCGCGGTGGCGACACGGCTTCCGCGCCGCCGGTTTGCGTTCTTTGCCCGTTTCGTGAGCTTAACCCGCCTCGGCCTTGCTACTTCTTTCACGCGGCCTCGGATTGTCGAGGGATATACCCTCTTTCGCTTCCGTTGATTGAATGACCCTTCGATCAAACTAACAACGTGGGGATCGCTCCCCTGTTGAGCTACCCGGAGTCGAACCGGAAGCGCCTCCTCCAAAGGGAGATGTGTTACCGTTACACCATAGCTCAAAATATCGCCCGCGGGCCTCACGGATGGCGGGCGACGTGCAATGATGGATAAAGAAAGGAGGCGTTAATACGCCTTATTCTTTGATGAAACGCCCGTCGGCGCCTCGCTTCCGGGTATATTTCATCAGATCGAGTTCGACGGCAATACGCAGGTTGCGTTCCTCGGCGCACTTTTTCAGAAGATTATTGCGATCTTTCTCGCCTTCAGCAAAGCTCCGACGGATGTCCGCATTTACTCGCTCAAGCCGTTCGATCTCCGCGCGGTATCTCTTTCGCGGAGTGAAGTCAATACCCAGAAATTTCCGGGGCTTGAATGTCTCGGTTTTCATATTTGTGCAATTTCAGGGTTAACGACCATATGATACTCTTTGTAGCGGACAACCCGCCCTCTGTCTGCGTCGTGGCTGTAACACCAATCGCCAACGATGATGTAGCCTTTGCGCCGGAGCCTCGTGACAATCTTCCGCAGCTCCGTCGTGCCAAATTTGCTCATCGCTTTCCACACGGTCAGCGTTCCTCCTCTGATGAAGTAGGCCAATATGCGAGCCTGTGGCTTTTTTAAATTCTCCATAGTCTTGAAATTTTAAGGTATTCGTGCCCTGACGCCATCGAAGACAAGGCTCGCCGAATAAATAGTGGTATACGCCAGCCGAAGCCGGTTATCTATTTGGTCGCCATCAGGGCATAAAAGCGGGATTGCGCAAATGACTACAAGCTTAAATCGCAAATGGACAGAAAGAACGTGTGCACAAAACCCGCATTGGAGCCCGGATAGGTACATTCAAACCACACCGGGCATAATATGCATTCAATTTATCCCGGTGGTCCTCGCCGCTCATATCATCGCAGCTTCGGGTCCTATGCCAGTCTTTCGCGCATTTCGGCTATTTGCTTACTCGCGGCCGCATCTTCTCAATGGCGGCACATAGTGCAGTACGTTGCAGGCGTCGGTCGGAATGGTGTGGCTCCGACTGCCGGATCGCTTTCTGCCTTGCAGCTGGGGTTATTGCCAGCGATCAAACCCCTAACCCTTGCGGGATGCTATCTTGGGAGTGCGGCAGGATTCGAACCTGCGTAGATGGTGCTTTACTTCACATCTCCTTCCGTTAGTTATGCGGAGGTATTGCCAACCTGCCACGCACTCCTTGTTACTATCCCTGCTTCTCGAATTTTATAGAATCATCCGCGAATACAACTCTATTGTCTTGGATATACCGTGCGATGCTTTTATCGTTTACTTGGCATTCGATAGCCGAAGTAGGGATAATCATCGTCGAGGTTCCCCAGCTCCGGGCGTTGATCGTCGAGGTTTCCCGGCTCTCGGCGTTGATCGTCGAGGTTTCCCGGCTCTCGGCGTTGATCGTCGAGGTTCCCCAGCTCTCGGCGTTGATCGTCGAGGTTTCCCGGCTCCGGGCGTTGATCGTCGAGGTTCCCCAGCTCTCGGCGTTGATCGTCGAGGTTCCCCAGCTCCGGGCGTTGAATTCGCCTTCCGTAGTCAACAGGCAACCAACCCCTTCTTTAATTTCAACAGAAGTGTTGATCCATATTTTATGTTCGGCGAACTGATCCCGGTATGCCAAAAGAACATCGGCAAAATCGTAGAATTGACAACACCATGAGAAATTATCTTTAACGACTGCCATAACCGCCTCGACACTTTCAGCCGCATAAAGACGCTTATATTCATATTGGCAGGCCAAATGTTTCTTTCCAAAAAACAGAAGGCTGTCTTTCACCTCTTCGTAATTCGTTTTCATATTGTTGTGTTGTTGGTTTAGTTCTCTATCAGCTCTTCCACCCGGAAGCCTCGGCTTCGGCGGGGATTGCGCAACCTGCGACATTCGAAATCCGTACTGAACACCTCCACCGAGAACAGGCACAGCAGAACCGCGGCCCCGACGCGTCGGGTCATCTCGGACACGTTGAGCGTGATGCCGAAATTCTGCGTGAAATACCAGGTAACCAATGCCTGCAAGGTCCGCTTCGTCCCTGTCTTGTCGTAGATGCTCTGGAGGTGGTTCGCTACGCATTGGTAGATCACGTTCATCCGTTCTGCGATCTCGCGGGCCGAATAGCCCAGCACGACGAGGTTCATCACCTCACGTTCGCGTTTGCTCAGTATGGCGTCAGTTTTCATAGTCTTAAGCCAGCCCCCATGGATCGGATACTCCCCATTTGGTAAATATCTGTTCGATCTTTTCCCGTTCTGTGGGCGTATGGTTCACATAGCCGTATTTGCGATTGTGGAACGCTTTGTCGCATAGGCCGCCTTCTTTCAATGCCTGGCTGATCTCATCCATAGCAATGCTGGCAAGGTCCCGGCCTTTTCTCCGGGCGCGGATGACGTTGTAACCCTTTACAAAGGCACAACGCTCGATGTCTTCTTGTGAATGATTCATTGTTATTATTGTTTTTTTGTATATTTTTACATTTTAATAATCGGCAGGTAACTATACCTTTGCCGTGTATCACAATGCGAATATGTACATATTATTTTAATTATGCAAATTTTATGCTCATATTTTTATAGGTTTTTTAATAGTCCCTTTGTATATGATTGATTTCAAACGTTTTCGAAAAGACAAAAGGTTAACACAGGCGGCACTCGCAAATATGTTGGGAATGGATCAAAGCCGCATTTCTCGAATGGAGAAGAACGGCGACGGATTTACGCCTGAGCATATGGACATATTATGCAGTCGATATGCCGACATTGACGATTACGTTATCGACGACTCCAACGTCGCCCCCGCTCCCACGGTTCCCGCATTGCTGGCTTTGGTTGCCTCCCAGCAGCGCACCATCGAGAACCTTTCCGAAACCATAAAAAACCTAACATCAAAGAACTAATCATGCAACCGTTAAGCCCGCGGGGCCAACTCGTTATCAGGTACGCCGATGCACTTATCAGGGACCGTAACGCCTACTTTGACGAGCTCGCCGTATGGAAATACCGCGTCCACTCCACTATGTTTGTTGCGTCGGCTACTATTCTGACTTTGGTTTGCTCATTAGGGCGGCCCATATCGGGCAATCCGGGTGGCATACATGCTTGCTATCCGGATTGCACATATTGGATAAGCATTGCGACAGTATTGCTGAACGGAATATGTCTGCTTGCTCTTTCGGCCGCTCTGTATCAAAATATTCGCGCCACAAGTCAGGTAATGCACAGAATCGAAGAACGATTTGATGACTTAAAAGAAACACTTTTGATTCCTGCCGACGACGCTTTGATCGTTGACGGCGAATGCAAAATAATTTCACGCGTCGAAATATCGAGGTTCTTTTCGGTTTGTGAGATGGTTGCATATATTTCGTTTATATTAATGGTTATAGGATTGGTATTCCGTTATTGCTTCGTCCAGCCATGAAAGGATGGTCAAGGCGCTTATTCTGTATCTTTCTAATCTCTTTTAATACAGTCAAACGTCTACGCCGTATGCGCAGCGCGTCGAGCCTGAGCCATATTGCCGCTACCAATAATACGACATTTAGCACTTGCAAAATCGTTAATACAGTAATGGTTGTATCCATTCAAAGAACGTTTGTAAACCCTATTGGCACACTATTTTGCCCTTTCGGATTTGGTTGTTTCAATGTTTTTTATATATCTTTACATTGTTTTGTGGAGTATAACTCTGTACCTTTGCGGTGTAGTTCAATTCCACAATGCAAATATAAACTTTGTTTAGTATATATCCAAACGAAAAGCAAACTATTTTTAGGTACATTTTATAAATGACTGATACTGAGAGAATAAAAAAAGCCATAAAATGGCTTATAGGTAGCGGCATTGCTAAAACTCAAGAAGGAATAGGTCTTCTAATGGGCTATTCCAATAAATCCGCATTCTCCCAAGTAGTCAACAACCCAGATAAAAGGCCGGAAGATTTTGTCGTGCGTTTATGCAACCTAAACAATGCACTAAACAAAAATTGGTTATTGACCGGCGAAGGGTCAATGCTCAAAAATACCGACCAACCTGTCAGTCAAGGAGGAGAAGACGCAACACTTTCGGAAGCTGACTTAAATAATTCAAACACTATGAAGAAGTATTTAGACCAAGTCCTTCGACAAAACGAGGAGCTAATTCGGCAAAATGGGGTACTACTTGATCTATTCCGAGAAGAGAGGGCTAAAAACAAGGGCGAAGTCGCCCTAAAAAAAGAGGGCTAAAGGTGTTCTAATTAGACTAATGCCTACCGGAGGAGAGCTGGAGCCGTACGCCAAAGCACACACATAATAGCACTAAACAAAAATGCCCCTCTCCGAGTATCCGGGGGGGGGCAAATTGTATAAACCAAAAATTAAACACCATGAAGAAACTTTTACTTACTATTTCTTTGGTTTTATTTGCGCCCCCTATTTGGGCGCAAGTCGATAAAGAGGCGGATCAAAAAAGATACGGGAAAGGGCAAATGCCGTTTAACGAAAAAGGCGAGGTCGTCTTTTCCAAAGTTGTTCACGAGGAAAGGCATGACAAGAAAGCTCTATATAATTCGGTAAAATTGTGCATAACGGATATATTTAATTCGGCAAAAGATGTCATCCAATTAGATGACCCTGAATCCGGGATTGTTATAGTAAAGGGGTTCGCCGAAGAACCATCAAGAGGATTGATGGGGACTGTACAGGATGCACAGGTATGGTTCTCCCTTAAAATTCAAACAAAAGACAATCGCTATAAAATTGATATATATCAAATAAAGGGACATTACCCCGGAGGTGTTGTAAATAATATATACACGAATCCAATGGATTGGCCAGCAGAACAACTGACTTATGAGACGTGTTTTAAACCCAATGGTAAAATGAAAACAGCAAGAGAGGGGTTTTATCGCCGAGCTATCATAGACTGCTGCAATCGCTTACTAATTCAGATTCAGAAAGATGTTCATAACAATTTAACCGCCAATTCTGCTAATGATACAGAAGATTGGTAACCCACCCTACCCACTCCCGCCCCGACTTCTGCCGGGGCGTTTTTTATTATTTTGTTCGCAATAAATTTGCATAATACGCAAAAGTGTATTATATTTGTATTACAGAAAAGAAACAAACGATATGAATGTCGAACTAACAGAAAAAGAGTGGGATTTGATCGAATCTATACGCAATTACCACAAAGCCTATCCCAACGGGAAAGAAGAACAAGAATGGTATATCGAGATGATCCTACAAGAATTATTGGAACGTGACTAACAACCAGCCCTCGGCCAATGGTCGAGGGCACAAAAAGACAAATATGGAAATCATTGTAAAACAAAATCGGGAGACAGTAAAACAGAAGATGTCTGACATCCTGCTGGACGTATCTTGGGCCAAAATATCGGAAAAGTACTTCGGGAAATCGCGGTCTTGGCTCTATCACAAAATGAATGGCATGAATAATGGGAAACCGGATGACTTCGACGAAGCGGAGAAAGAGGTATTGCGCAACGCCCTGCTCGACCTATCCCAAAGAATCAGCAGATGCGCAAATAATATTTGAAGACTTGCCGATCCCCTGGCCACGAGCTCGGGGATTTTTTATACATATTGAACAATAAACCGCTTTAAAGTTGTTTTTCTCCCCGAGAAAAACACGGACATTTTGAACAATCTATCCCATTAAAACCCGGGCTATTCGCATCGGGTTTACGGTGGGGATCAAGACTTCGCATCGGGTTTACGGTGGATGCATAGGCCTTCCTCCACGAACTGTGCGGCGGTCATCCGGCGGTATTTCAGAAACGCGCGCAACTCGTCTCGCAATTCCGGGGGGAGGCGCAAGCTTACAGTGACCGACGGCGCACTGCCTTTACATTTGCGCCCAGCGCCCGGGCGCGCACCGCCCCGTTTTGATGCATCCTTATTCATGTTGTGTGATTTTTTGAAGCAAGGCAACGGAATCGCGGGCCGACTGAATCGCGCTTGTAAATCGTTCCGTGGCCGCTTCACCGTTCATATCGACCATGCGTGACCGTTGCGACTTTGCCATCCGCAGGATGTCGTCAAGAGCGGCTATCTGATCGTCATACGGCTGACCGTCCCGTCGAACGGCTGATTCTTCGCCGTGTATGTAGGCTTTGAAAGCCTTCTTCATCAACGGCCGAAGTCTGTTGATATGCGCAACAGGCTCATGCAACATTCGCACGACCTCCAGCACGCACAATACATTTCCAATGATGGCAAAATAGTATCGGTTATCTATTTGCGATTCGGATAGACAGGCGATGCTCTGCTCGAACTCTGCACGGCGTGATTTGGGAAGTTTGTATACTCTGGCGATGAACCCGACCTCCCGATCGGTGCAGACGATGAAGTCGTCGGAAAAACGGGACGATTCCGAACGGCGACTTCTATCGATAATAAATGCGGGGTACTCTTTCATATTGAGCTATTTTGTAATTTCGCCACGAAGGCATTTGCCGCCTATGCAAACGACGGCGGATCCTTTACCGATGAACCGTTCGAGTTGCCGGCGCAGCTCATCGACATTAAGCGTCTTTTTCCCAATCTTAACCAGCCGGTCATCGGCCCTGTATGCATATACGCGCGACGAGAAGAAGATGTCCGTATTGATAAGCATATCACCTTTCGCGTTGGAGGCGTATTTACCGGCATCAGACAGTTTAATGGAGGAGATAGTTTCACCGGCTTCGGCTCGGTTCAGAAGCGAACGAATGGAAATAAATTGATTGTCGTCCATGTTTTCAAAATATTCGTTATTATGTGCCGTATTTTCAACAGCCTCTTCAGATTCGACCATAGCGATGAATTCAGCATCGGCTGTGTGCAGCTCATCGACTTTGTCCGTCGAAATCTTATTCGCCGCGAAAGCGATGCACCAACGCTGTTTTTCGGATAACGTGATAGCCTTGCCGACATTTATTGATTCGAGAACACGATTGCAGATGTCTACGACGAATCCTTCGCCATTCTTGGCGACGAGCTCGAGAACGATCATGGCTTCGTCCGAATATTCGAATTCGCCCATGCCGACGTAGTCGCCGTCTACCATGTTGAAGATGTTGATAGCCTTGCCCGATTCAATGGCTCCTTTGACGCGATCGTAAGAATTGATAAAGTTTTTCATAGTTGCCGCTTATGGCCCGTCGGCCTTGTTTAGTTGTTTTGGTATTGCAAATATAAGCATTTAATTTGAATATGCAAAACATTTTTTCAAAAAATCTGAAAATTTTTCGTCAAACTATTGCACAATGTGCCGAGGGTTCGCTCCTTTGCATCGTAAGGCTATGAAGATATAGCCCACAGACAAGACGAGCGGTAGCATCCGCGAATCTTAACGACGAAAGGACACGTTGTTGGTAGTAGGTTTCCTGGGAACGAGGGTCTGTGGCTATTCATCCGGCCGCAGACCCTTTTTCTATGGCAAAGAGAACGGAAGGACCCAATAAGACACTCGACAGCAAGCCCGCCCGCAAAGTGGGCCGCCCTCGTGCATATACCCCCGAAGCTCTTGAAGTCAAGTTCGAGGAGTATGCAAAATGGGTGAAAGCGAATCCACGATACAGCAACAGGGTATTGGCCGACGGCTCTGTTATTCCCGTACCTTACGAACGACCGCTGACACTATCTAGCTTTGCCGTATTTGCAGGAATTGTTCCGGAAACCTTTAGAAACTTTGAGGAACAAGAGGAATATTTTGGCGTGTGTGCGCGCGTGCGCGCGCGAATCGAATCCGATCAGTTGGAGGGGGCTATGTGTGAGCAGTACAACTCGACGATTGCGTCGCGTGTTCTGCATCTTGCCGACCGCCAGGACGTGACAACCAACGGCAAGGCGATAACGGCCGCAATACAGCCTATTTCCGTGGTCCTCGATCCAGAAGCCGCCAAGATCATCCAGTCCATCGGCAAAATGACAGTAAAGGAATGACGCCCGATCCCGTAACATACAGAGGCAAGACCTACAAAGTCAAAATGTACCTCTACCAGCTATACGACGGGAGCGGCGCCGTCGTCCGTATCTTCGACGAGGGAAGTTCCCGATCTGGAAAAACTTTCGACACGGCAGACTTTCTGTATGACATCTGCGCATCATCGTCCGTACCTCTTAAAATATACTGTTATCGGGCCACGCTTCAAGATTGCAAGGAAAAGACGCTGGACGACTTCCGCAAGAAGTTGCAATTACGCGGCGTATACGATCCCGATTGTATGCGTGGCGAAAACATTCTCCCCGAATATCGCATCAAGGATAGCGTGATTCGTTTCCGGGGTCTCGATAAAATGGATGTCAAAGAGGGCCACGACTGCGACATCGTATATTTCAACGAGATGCTCGACGGTGTAAGCCGTGCGCAATTCGACAATATCACCATGCGTTGCACGCGGATGGTCATTGGCGACTGGAACCCCAAATATACCGAGCATTGGGCGTTTCATTTGGAAGGCGCCCCGGATACTATTTTCACGCACACGACGTACAAGGATAATCCCTTCTGCCCGGCGGGTGTTCGCCGCACAATCGAAGGATACGAACCCACACCCGAGAATATCGCCGCCGGAACTGCCGACGAATGGCGCTGGAAAGTGTACGGCCTCGGAGTACGTGCCGCGCAGGAGGGGCTGATATTCCCCGACATCGACTGGATCGACGAATTCCCCGAAGACATCGAACGCGTTGTATTGGGCCTCGACTTCGGATTCACAGCAGACCCCACGGCCTGCGTACGTGTCGGATTCCGCGCCCCGAACCATCTTTATTTGCAGGAGCTGATATATCAGCCTATCGCCGACGCTTCGAAATTGTATGCAGCGCTTTCGCCGCACTTCACAAACGGAGTATCCCGATGCTATGCAGATAGCGCCGACAAATATGCCAAATCCCCCGAAAGCATGATAACCGCAATGCGCATTAAAGGGCTTACGGTCATCCCCGTGCGGAAATACCCGGGGTCTGTCATGGATGGCATCACGTCCATGAAAGGATGCAAGATACATTGCGTGCGTTCGCGCAACATGCAGATAGAAGCAAACTCGTACGTGTGGGAGACGGTGAACGGCATCGCCATAAACTACCCGCACGACGAATTCAACCATCTATGGGACGCTGCCAGATATGCCGTTCAGTCTGAATTCAAGAATCTTATTCAAATAGCTGCATAATGAATCTATTCGGCTACGAAATACGCAGGAAAAGCAATAATACAGCCTCAAATTTGCCGGCATCGACATTGAGCTACATCGGCGTACCTCCGGTATTTCAGGGATCAACTGAAACCGTGGGGACGATCGACACCAGGGGCAAAGCGGGACAAGCCAAAGCATACGCACTTTGCTCGCCGCTGATGTCTGTAATCTCGAAGAAATGCGCGGCAATTAAGAATCTACGTCTTGCAGCCACCACGGAAGATGGTGAAGACCTCGAACGACCGGACGCCGTGCGGACCATGTCGCATCCTAATGGCGTGCAGGGCATCGCGGACTTCGTGGCACACATCGAGGCCATGACGCAGATTTTCGGCAAAGCCTATATCGTACGCATGGAATCGGTGGGGCTTCCGGAAGCTTTCGAGCTGTTCGTTGTCCCCAATCTTTGCGTCACGGAAAATGCCGCAATATCTCCGGCGTTATCGTTCATGCCCGATGCGGATATCGTGGATTACACGGTGACCATTTGCGGGTCTTCGATGAAGATAGCCAAAGAAGATATGTTCATCGTTAGAGATGCCTCTTATGATCTCAATGCTTGCGGCGGCAACATCTCCCGAATGGTATCATTACAGAAGCCGGTGAATACTTTCGTAGCATCCTACGAAGCGGTGCATGAACTGATGATCAACCGCGGTATGCTGGCTATTATCTCGCTGACATCCGGAAGCGGCGATATTATTCGAGATGCTCGGCTGCCGGAAACAGAGTCGGAGAAGAATAACATACAACAGGCATTCAGAAAGTACGGCATCCGGGCCGATCAATTCAAATACGCGATCACGTCCATGAATGCTGCCGTAAGTCCGGTATCGTCAACGATTACCGATCTGGGACTGACAGACGTACAGAAAGCCTGCAAGAAGGAAATCGCGGACATCTACCAAGTGCCGAGCGTGCTGCTCGACGTAGAGGGTTCAACGTACGCCAACGCCAAAGAAGCGAAAACGATATTATATAACGACGCGATAATCCCCGAGGCAAATAATATATTCTCCGTGCTCAACAGGATATATGGCTTTGAGGATTTCAAGGTGATGCCCTACTACGATCATCTTGAACTCTTCCAAGAGTCTAAGCGCGAACAGGCGGCGGGCATGACCAATCTCGTAAATGCCTTGAATAACGCCGTGTCCGGAGGTCTGATGACTACGGAGCAGGCTAAAACAGAACTTTTGAAATATATCGTATAACATGAACTTATCTCAGCAAATAGAAGCGCGCCGGGCGGCAATGGGCAACACTTGCCGCAAAGAGTTCGCCGTGACAAAAGCGGACATTGCGAACGAGGACGAGCATATTATCCTCGTGAAGTTCGCCAATTTCGGCAACAAGGACAGCGCGGGCGATATTCTTATCAAAGGATGCTTCGCCAAGTCCATTAACGACAGGGGCCCGGGATCGGCCACAAACCGCAAAATCGCGTTCGTATGGCAACATGATTTCGCCGACCCTATCGGCCGGATACTGTCTATCGAAGAGCGTGAAGACGGTGCATATGCAGAAGTTAAGCTGAGCAACTTCGACGCGGTGCCGAATGCAAAGCGCGCGTGGTTCCAGCTCAAAGACGGCGATATTAATCAGTTCTCGTTCGGATTCAACTACGTATGGGACAAAATGGAATATGACGAAGCCCTCGACGCGTTCATCGTTAAGGAAGTCGTGTTGCATGAAATATCCGTCGTTACTGCCGGAGCCAACGAAGAAACGGCATTCGTCGGTGCTGTGAAGAGTTTACCGGACGCCATCAAGGTTATGAGCGATGCTCTCAATGCGGCGTCATTGGAGGAGAAAATGAAGATCAAAAAGCAAATCATCGAGACATTGAACGCAGCCGAGCCGGGGAAACCACTCACTGAAAATATGTTCGGGAAAATAGGTTCACATATCAATTAACCAAAAAAAACACAAAGAAGAATGGAGATTAAACCATTTGTGCTTCCCGCTGGCGTAGAGTTCAGCGAGGACGAGAAAAAGGGCCTGAACGCGCTCGGAGATTATATCAAAGGGCAGTTCGAGGAGATGGTGGCAGGCATCAAGTCACAGAACGAGATCGTCGAGGCTGTCAAGGAGGAGTTCGAGAAACTCGGGCTGTCGCCGGCGAAGATCGAAAAACTGGAGGGCGCGCTTAAAGCCCAAGGCGTCGAGATCGCCACGATGAAGAAAGGCGCTCCCAAGCAGGAGGGACACAAAACGCTGGTCGCCGCTATGGAAGAGGTGCTGAAATCGGAAGAGTTCGCCGCCGCATATAAGGATATGCGGAACGGACGAGGCAGAGTATCGACGGGTGAGTTCGCGCTCAAACTCGACACGTCGGCCGTGACGAACGGAGACCCCAACCGCACCGTGCTGACGACGAAGATTTACGCAGACGCCAGCCCCCGCAATGCGTTCGTGCAACTCTTCACGCGCATCAATGTGCCCGACGACAAGAACCGCATCATGTACAACGATGCTTCCTACACCGACGGCACCGGGTATGCAGAGGAGATGACAAAGCACACCAATACCGACACCGCCACGCTTACGGGCAAATACCGTGAGCTGGCAAAACTCGGTTCCGTGCTTCCTTTCTCGGCTGAGAGCGCCGAAGATTTCGGGTACTTCCTGGCATGGGCGCAGACGAAGGCCCAGCAGGGGATCGCAGCCAAACTCGATTCTCTGCTGTGGGACGGTGACGGCGTGGATGCCTCCAAGCCCAAACACATCTACGGACTGAAAGCATCCGGCGTTACGGCATTCAATGCAACGACGGCGGGTGTGGCAACCAGCGTGTCAGCACCGAACATCGCCGACCTGATCCTCGCCATGAAAACGCAGGCAAAGGTCGGGACCAACGATTCGATGGCTCCGAATTACGTGCTGATGAACTATGCCACCGAATTCAAGATGCGCACGCTGAAGAACACCCTCGGCGACTACATCACGGTGCTGCCCAATGGGGCCTTGTCGGTGCATGGCATGACGATTATCCCGACCCCGAAACTCTCGGCCTCGGAGCTCGTCGTGCTCGATTCCACGACGCTCCAGCTGCACGACAAGCGCAATATCACTATGGAGATCGAGCGCGTCCCGGAGACGGATTCGTATCGTCTGTGGCTGTGGTATCGCGGGCAAGCCCTCGTTACACGGCCGGATATGAAAGCGAATATCTATGTCGCCGACATCAACACCGCTCTGGCCGCCATCGAGGAAGCAACAGCAGGACCGACCGAGTAACCCATGAAAGCGAAAGATGAAGCAGCTATGACACGCGCCCCCGTTAGGCGCGGTCGTCGCGCCCTTAAAGCCAACGTCATGCGCGTCGAAGTCATTAGAGCGCATGATGGGATCAACAAGGGCGAAATACTCATCAAATCGCGGGCAACTGCGGAAATGATGATCGCCAAAGGGTTCTATAAAAAGGCCCTGGAGGAGTAACCGGATAGGGGCGGCAACACGCCGCCCCTATCTTCAAATAAAATACCATGATCTTAGACGAGCGATATTTCACCTATCCCGAGACATATATTGCGGGAATAGAGACCAAGAGCGACGGTAAACCCGCCGGACCTGCCCCCAAAATCATAAGCGACATCCAGGCATATATCGCCAAATACGAACCTCGGTTTCTGCGAATGCTTCTGGGGTCGGATGTCGCCGACAATATCGAGGATTACCCGGTCATTGTGGCGCTGCTGGCTCAACCGGACAAGGGGACATCCGTAATTGCCAAGTATATCTATTTCTACTACTCGCGCGACCATATGACATTCAACACCGTTGCCGGGGAAAAGTTGAAGAACACCGAAAGCAGTACCCGGACATCCCCGACGCATCGGCTCGTTCGCGTGTGGAACGATATGGTAGACGAATGCCGAGAGATCATCCGCATCGTTGACAATGTTAAGCTGTGCCCGGACTTTTACGCAGAGATATTCGAACCGATCAATACTTACAACCTATGAAGATAACCCCCAAAGATACGGTTAGTGATGTTGTGATGCGCAACCGTGCATTATTCAGCATGGGTACCGAACGTATCGTCAAAACCATCCAAGACCTACCAGAACCCGAGTTTGTGCCTATAAAACGCCGGATGTGGTTCGACAAACGTCTGCCCGTTCGGGACATCGCCGGGATCACGATGGGTGAACTAAACGCCATCGAAGCCCGTAAGCCGTCATACGAATATTTTTGCATCGTGCTCGGTGTGATGCTCGGGCTCGTGAAGTTCAACCGCATAGGCGTTGACGGTAATCCGGATTGGAACGCGGGGTTCAGCATAGACGAGGAGCAAATCGGACGCCTCCGGTTCATCCGTGCCCAGCGCTATTTCATTGCCATACAGAAAGGGTTGGAAGGTATCGGCAAATCGTGGGAAAAGCTGGAAATGCCCCTCACGGCCGCCGAGATGAAAGCGCGTGTCAAGCGACCCAATCGCGGTCTTGTTGCCGTCTGCCGCAAATACTGCCAGATAATGAACGGCGCCGTAGATATGAATAAAGCATGGAATACGCCGTGGGCGACAGTATACGAAGCATTCGAAGCCTGCAAGTGCGACAACATGGAACAGCGAGCCATCTATGAAGCGAACAAATCTAACGGGAGACGGAGACGATGAAAAAAAGCATCAACGAGATATTCAGAGAGTGCGCCGAGGCGGAGGGACTGTGCTCCTATATGTACGCCCGGATAGCCGAAGCAAACTACCTGATGGACGATGTCAAGCAATACCCCGTATTGCTCCGTCAGTTCAACGAGACGATTTCCGAAACACAGATGTCGGACATGCGACGCCGGACGACGACGCTCTATTTCTGCGACGCCCTCGGGAAAGCGGAGCCGGACACGGAGACCGAAGTGCAGCCAATCGTCGAAAAGATGGAAGAACGCGCCTTTGCATTTATCAACCGGATGCGGTCGATGGGTATCGAAGTAGAGCTTGTGGCCAACGCGACGCCTTTTTACGGCAAATTCGACGTATTGGTGGCCGGCGTAACCCTAAGCGCTACGATGACCTATAACATCTGCTGATATGCCCACCATCCGGCAAATAGAGGAGATATTCAGCCCCGAGCGGATCATCGCCATCTGTGAAGACGAGTTCGGTCCGCTGGCCGAGCAGATCGCCTTCAATATAATGACCAAGAGAACCAACAGCGGCGCCGATGTCAACGCCCTGAACGTTCCGGAGGAGACGACCGGCGCAACGGCTGAAAGCCTTAAAACCATCCATGAAGCTACAAATGGTGGACTTACGGTCTCATTTGTCGGGCGCAAAGGCATCAAGAATATCGACGAAGGAAGTTCCCCACAGGATGTGCAAGAGGAGTTCGGCAGCTTCGAGGCATTCCGGAACGCGATAGAGCGGTGGGCGCGGGTTAAAGAATCGAGATGGAACCTTGACCCAAGATCGATAAACGCATATGGCGTCGCTTCAAGCGTCTGGGATCACGGAAGCGTGCTTTATCAAGAGGGCGGAGGAACGGAGATAATGAAAGACTTACTGCCCGAAGTTGTCGATAGAATCAGCAAAAAAATAACAGAGGAACTCGATACATCCATTTATCAACTATTAGATGCGACGATAGAATTATGATATTGCACACAAATGACGTATTCAAGGTAACCCGCCCAGAGGATATCTTCGAGACCCGGGGCCGTTTTGCGTATTTTCGGGTTGAACTGCTCTCCCAAAAGGGGAATATAGACGTGTCCCTTAAATTGACAGGAAGGCCCGATTGGACATTCACTCGGTCTATCACCTTGACACGCAAAACTAACGACAAAGGTGTGGCGGTATTCCCTGTTGGGCGAATATGCGAAAGTCTGATTCAAGGAACCAAATCGAATTTAATCACCTATGCAATTACTGCCTCCGAATATAACCATGCTGGACCGGCTCTTTACGCAGTCCCCGGATTTGCAGACCGAGAGATTCTCCCCGGATGGGGAGATGGGGAAAATATTTCACAATTCTATCCCGCTGCCCCTTGCATTGTGGTCTATCCGAACGCAGGATTCGAGCAGTCGCTATTTTTCCCGAAACAAACGGGCGAGCTTTTCGTGCTTACGCCCTCCTCGACAACAACAGAGAAATACATCGGAAATTCGGCATTTTCTCCCATCATCCCGTTTGATCCGGCAAAAATCCCATCTGAAGACTTTGGCAAGCCGCTTGCTGTGGGAGCCACCCCGACAGACTATAATGCGGAGATACGAACTTACTACGATTATTGCACCAAGGGGATATTTTTGAAATGGACGGATGCTGCCGGTATCCCCTATTTATACCGATGGACGCAGGAATCTAAAACCGACGAAATGTCTGTGGAATATACTTATCATCAACTCGACGATACGCTGACACCTCGCGACGTGCAGAACAAGACGCTGGCCAAACGCTATACCTTGCATAGTCGCATTGTTGAAAGGGATGTTTTCAACTTGTGCCGCACGATCCTCGGATGTCAGGATTTGTTTATGTACGACCCGGATGCGGGCAATTGGGTGCGTTTCATGGTTGAAGATTCGGAATCCGAAGACACGGGCGCGCCGATGCAAGATTTGGTCGTTGAAATAGTAAGATACGAATATCTATGACAACCTACGAACTATACATCAACGATATTCTGTGCGACCTTTCGAGCGACGAGGTCGTAACCCTGCTTTATCAAAGTCCGATATTTTCGAGCCTCGACAGCATCCAGTCGAACCGTTCCTACAATATTGCGCTGCCGCCTACGCCTGCCAATATGCGGGCTATAGGTCAGGCAGCCCGCCCGGATGTGGATGTTGACGCTCCGTATGTACGACTTCCGGCGGCGTTGTATCAGGACGGGGTGCCGCTGTTCACGCAGGGGTTCGCCGTGGTAACGGATATTGCGGATACGATCAATGTAACGCTTACGTGGGGCAACGTGGATAACTTTCAGCCTCTGTTTGACGCGAACCTGCGGGATTTGGGGCCGCAACTGGAGGCGGCAGGGGAGAACATTGTCGCTTGGAATAAGAATACGGCGATCTTGGAAGGTAGCGCAACCGGTGAATACCCCGGCGTTGCTTTCTGGGGCGTGGATTTCGGGATGGGGATATCCGATCCTAAATACCTGCATCCCTCAGTACTGGTGTCGTCGATACTGTCTGCTATCGAGCGGCAGAATGGGGTTACCATCGACGGCAAGGAACGGTTGGCTTATAGTAAAAATCTTGGGCCTATTATTCCGCTCACTCGCAAAAAGGTAGGGCCCAAAGCAAATGGGTATTCCAATTATTGCGATATATCAATGTCGGCCAGCGATATATTGCCCAAAGAGCCGTGGGTAAATACTCGTGGGATATTCTCTACATCCGAGCCGAGAATAAAACTTAATGATTCAGGGACATCATATATTACACTATATCATCCTAATAGCCCGACGGGAGATTTTTTGCTCCCGCACAACGATGCGAACGATATTTCATCGTTGAAGATATCAATTTATTGTGATGGCGTATTTCTGGGAGAGGGCGAGAGTTATGAAAAAACCAAAACCCCGGATACGATGTGGATGTTCAAATTCCACAAAATATCGGTACAAACCGACACGCAAGGGGTTGTAACAGTAAAAATGAGCAAACCTATCTCCGGGTCGATGGTTCCGTTGCCTAATCCTATAATCTCAATTCACAATTCAGATTGGGATATATATTTCCCGGGATTCTTCCCTGTTGCGCCTAATCTTCCCGACATCTCCCAGGGCGATTTTATCCTCGCCCTGATGTCCATGAACGGCCTATTCGCCTATGCGGACAAGAATAGCCCGAACACGATCAAGCTGATAAGCATCGATGACATAATCGCCAATGTTCAGAAAAACGACATCATCGACTGGAGCGACCGGGTAATCCTGAATGACCTGCACCGAGTCGATATGCCAGACGCCTCGATGTTCACCATCGACGACCTCGCGCAAAGCAACATCCTCGACTACGACAACGACGACGATGTAAAGGCTGACACGCACGGCACCATCACGATCCGCAACGAAAACATCGAGAAAGAAACGGAGCTGGTGTCGCTGCCTTTCTCTGCATCTGAAAATGCAACGACGGACGGGGTAAATTGCGCCGTTGTGCCGATCTATGAGGATAACGGAAAAGGCGGCGCCAATTATTCGGAGTGCTCACCACGCATTCTATCGGGGCGTGGAGCGTTTATGTCGGGCATTGCCCGATGTATTGGCGTATTCGATCCGTGGATGAAGTTCGGCGGCGAGGAAGGTATCGTAAAGACCCGATATTCGTCCTATCAGAAAGTCGTTGACCGACTGCGAATCATCACCATTCGGGCAAAACTCACGGCTCTCGATCTCTACAACCTCGACTACACGAAGCCGGTGTATATAGCCCAATTCGGGCAGATATTCGCCATATATTCGGTAGAAACAGGCGAAAACGACATCTGCGACTGCCAACTGCTGAAACTGAAAGTGGACGGAGTGGTGGCAGCAACGTATTATCTGCGCTTGGACGGCAAGAATGAAGACAGCCAATGGGTTGCAGAAGCGGACGGCATTAACGGCACAGCGTATGCCATAACATCGAACGGAACGCCCTATATCGTCGATTACGATTCCCGCCTTTATGTCGATCTGTACGAGGAGGACGGCGATCTGCATCTGTCTATCTCCGCCCCCAAAAACGCCGGAACCGAGGAAATTAATTACAACCCTGTCATTCTGGGAATTCAGGAGAACGACGCCGTGCGCCGGCAGGTGGCAGTATCCCAGAAAGCAAAGTCGGCTTAATTTATTAACCATTTAACCCATATGAAGAAATATGGCACAAGACACTATCGACAAGATTATTAATATCCAGTTCAGATACTCGGATTTAATTAAAGGGTGGGAGGCCGCCTCGACAGCTATTGACACAGCAAAAGCCAAACTGCAAAAGTTCAAGGAAGCAGGAGATTCCGAGGGTGTTGCCAAGCAAGCGCAGATTATCAAAGCGTTGCGTACCGAGATGTCGGCCTATACCCGAGAGATTCAAGCCAATATCCGCGAAGAGGTTAAACTGAATGGCAGCGTCGAAAATTTACGAGCCGGTATTCAGAAATTAACAGCTCAATACAATAAATTGGGCCGAGAGGAACGGAACAATGCGAAAATCGGAGGAGAATTAAGCGCAAAAATCCGGGAGATGCAAACCGAATTAAATGAGGCTAACGCATCGTTGCTAAACTTTCGAGATAATGTCGGTAACTATGCGAGTGCGGCAAAAGGTTTTACTCCGCTTGCATTCCAAGTACAGCAACTCGCCCGGGAATTTCCGTCGCTCACGATATCCGCCCAGCAGTTTTTTCTGGCGATTTCCAATAACCTGCCGATGCTTGCCGATGAACTGACCCGGGCAAGGATGGCCAACAAAGCGTTGCGAGCCGAGGGGAAAGCGACTATTCCGGTGTTCCGGCAGGTTATTTCGTCCATCTTTTCCTGGCAGACGGCTTTGGTCGTGGGCATTACTCTGCTGACAGCCTACGGTAAAGAGATTGGAACGTGGGTAAAGGGATTGTTTACGGCCAAAGAAGCGGCGCTCTCTATGGCCGAGGCACAAGATAAGGTGAATGACGCTTTGAAGAAAGACGGGTACGGCATCGGTGAACAAATCGCCAAAGTGAAAGAATTGCAAATGCAATGGAGGGCTTTAGGGGACGATCTAAAGGTGCGAAAGCAGTTCATTGTCGATAATAAAGACGCATTCGACGATCTCGGGGTACAGGTAAACAATGTTAATGATGCAGAGAAATTACTTGTTGAACGTACCGATGATTTCATTCAATCTTTGCAATTGAGGGCGCAGGCTGCTGCGGCGCAGAAATTAGCATCTGAGCAATATGAAAAATACATAAAAGTTGTCGCAGAAACGGAGGATGATCTTGCCAAATCGGAACGATTAAGAGATTATTATATAAAACAAAAAGCAGAACGAGAAAAGATGTATGGCGGCCTAACGGCCGATATATATCAACGCCAGATACGAGCTTCGCAGGCAATGATAAACCAGCATCAAGCTGAAATAGATAAAATAAACGAACAGCGAAATGCGGCATTGGATACAGGCAGTATTTATACAAAATTGCAAGCGAAATATGAAAAACAGGCCCATGAAATCCTTGACGCCGCAGGCATTGAGGAGGCCGCCAATGATAAAGTAAATGAGAAAATAAAGAAAGGCATAACACTTGCGGAGCAGCGAGCCCGAGCAGTAAAAGCCGCGCGGGAATCCATCGTAAAAGACATTACAGCAATCGGTAATGCTCTGGATAAAGAGTTGGCCGATGCTTTCAAGGCTGGAGATAGTGATATTACTAAAGGCTTCAAATCGCAATTAGAAGAGCAGGCGCGAAAGTATCAAAATAGGCTTACTGAAGCCACATTATCGGGTGGAGGTTTAGGGGCTGCTAAAGAAGCTATTACAATAGCCAAAGAACAACTGGCGCAGTTGGACGATATAGCCAGCAATGAAGAGCTTATCAATCGGTTAGGCTGGGACGATGTGGAGTTGCAACGCCAACGGCTCGACCTCCGTATGCAGATAGCGAACGCCGAACAGAGCATCGCCCGGGAGCAGGACCGCACAGCGCAAGAGGCAGCACGGCAGACGGCGCAAACTCTCAGCAAATTATCAGGCATGACAGGGGCCTTTTCTGCAATGTTCGATGCACTGGGCGGAGAGGGCGAACGTTATGCGGAATTTGCGAAAACATTGGCCGTATTTCAGGTTGTTTTAGCGCAGGCCGAAGCCATAGCCAACGCCGTAGCCTCGTCAGCTAAAGCACCGTGGTTCATGATACCGATAACTATTGCGTCAAGTATCGCTACGGTAGTCGCAGCCATTGCGCAAGCTACACAAATAACAGATTCAGCAGAGACCCCGAAATACGCCTCCGGCGGCCTTGTCACAGGGCCGGGCTCCGGAACTTCGGACAGCATCCCCGCAATGTTATCCAACGGCGAAGCTGTGATGACCGCCCAGGCTGTCAACGACTGGGGCGCAATGCTCTCGGCCATGAACGTGGCAAGCGGCGGAAACGCCATCCAGGTATCGAATCTTCCCCAGCGCAACGACGGAATGAAGGGGATGGAGCGCATGATGGAACGGGCCCTGATGAATATGCCGGCGCCCATTGTTTCGGTGGTTGACATCAACAAGGGGCAGAAGCGGGTCAAGGTTCAGAACAGCCTCGGAAAATTAGGACGAAAAAAATACAAATAATCATTGCACAACGTGCCGAAGGTTTACACCTTTGTCACGAACGCTTATGAAGATATAAGCCGCGGAATCATGTACGAAATAACACCTACATATCACCACCCTGTAGTGGCCGAATCTGCCATAAGCGCGAGTGCTTTGTCTAACTTAACACATCAAACTAATGGCAGTACAGGCATGTACCACTACGCTCGGGCGAGACATTCTCAATGATTGCAACGAGCCCCACGCAAAAGGCGTGGAAAAGTTTTTCTATTTCATCTCCCGGGATGCTATCGACTGGGACAAATCCACGCGCGAAGGCTTCGTGGTTACCAACTTGGTGGCCCTGACCGGCAAGCGGGGTTACAAGGTCCGTAACCCATCGAATGAAACCCCGGCGATCACCATCACAGACCAAAACCCGAGCATCGACGCCGCATGGGACAAGGTTCTCCCCGTTACCCTTTTGGCTGACAGCCCGGAGAATGCCGCCGCAGTTCTCGGATTGAAGCAGGACAAATATGTCTGCATCTACGAGAACATGGAGAAAGGCGACGCGGGCAAACAGGCGTTCGGCGTCATCGGCTGGGAGCAGGGCGCGACTGGTGTAGATCTGAATATGGACAAGAGCGGAGATGTCGGCGGATGGACCGGCAATATCACCGAAACCGGGGCCCCTACTCCTAATCTGTTCTTCTACAAGACGGACTACGCAACGACGAAGGCGGCGCTCGAATCGCTGTGTTCGGCAGCGGCCTAATCATGCAGACGCAGGAATGGTATAGAGAGAGGGTTTCGGCCCCCTCTCTATCCGATGCCGACAAGGCTGTTATCAGAGCGGATTGGGAAGATATCACGGGCAAGGATTTCACCGCATCATTCAACGCCCGGTGCCCGAACTGTCATCACGATGCGGCAATACTAATTTTACGGACTATGGATAAGCAGGAAAACGGCGGATACATTCTTAAGAGGGGTGTCGCTTTCAGATATAAAGGCAAAGTATATACCGCCGACAATATCACAGCTCCGGCCGCTGAATGGTATATCTCGCAAGACCTGAAGCACCGAGACGATTTCGAAGTCCTTGCAAAGGATTACGACGAGTACGAGATAGTATCTTTCAATCGCAAAGAGGAATAATATGGCTGACGACAATATTCGCCACGTCAATTATGCCAGTGATTTCCGAGTGGTGTTTTCATTTCCAGACGGCAAACTCCCGGATTATCCTTGGCACATCGAGCTAAAGACACCGGACACCCCGGCGTATAATACTTATGTGGCCTCGTTTGACGGGTCAGTTTACAGGCGGTGCGTGCCGCTTGAAGATAATTCCATTCTGGTGCTTGTGGATAGGCACCATCTTGCGCCCGGCATCCTGTGCTACCAGATGAAGCGAGATGTCCCTGACAGTCTATTCCCCGACGGTGAAATGAATATCACAACGCCGGGATGCACCAGCATTGAGTTGTGGAGTGGAACATCGGAAGAACTGCCCATTGAGCAGATCAATACGATCATTGCCACACTCAAAGGCGAGCCAGGAGACGCCGGACAAATAGAAAACATAACCGCTTCAGTTAATAATACAACCGGCGCACCAAACGTAGAAGTTCAACTTGGAGGCACCCCCGAAAAACGAACTATAGCTCTTAAATTTTCGGGGATCAAGGGCGAAACTCCCAAAATATCGGCCGACGAGGAAGGCAATATCTATTCTGACGGAGAGCTTGTGACCGCTGTCGTGGCGGAGGTCGTCGTTAAAGCCGACACTTCAGCCGCCAACGCCGACCTCCAGGCCGCGCGTGCGAAATCTCTGGCCGACCACCCTCCGAAGATCGTAACGGTCGACGATACGAATTACTGGGCCTTCTGGGATGAAGCGACCAAAGACTATATCACCTCGTCCGTCCGCTCGGATGGCGGTCCGATCTTCGCCACGTTCGACATTGATCCGGCGACAATGCTCCTGGGCGTGAATTACCAGCCAGGCTACGGCCGCGGTTCCGAGTTCGAACTTCAGGATGGGCATTTGTATTACGAAATTAACGACTGAAAGATATGGCAAAGACAAATTTAGGGAAAGTGGGCCTTACGCCCAAAAAGGCGTATTCGGCGAGCATTACATACGAGCGCCTTGACTTCGTTACAGCGGGCGATTCGTCCTATGTTTCACTCCAAGATAACAACCTCGGACACCCGGTGACGGATGGGGCTTGGTGGCAGGTTTTGGCCTCCGGGGCCGCTTCGACGGAAGCCGCAACCGCCGCCCTCGCCGCTGC